TAAGGTAACAAACCTAATGTAATATCGATATCGATATCAACACAGAGAGACCCTACGGGGTCTCTTTTTTTGTGCTATGATACCTAAATATTCTTGTAGAATGGGTACTAGCCATGAATGGCAGACTAAATAAGGTTGCAATGACAGATAAATTATTGAGACTTAAGCATGAGTTAGATGACAAGTGCTCTCGTAATGAGATGGGTGAATGGGAATGCGTCGGTGCAAACAAGTACCTTTATAGAGTAATGGACGTACTTGACGAATATTATATGTGATGATACAGTACAAGTATGACGGAAGAAATGATAAAGAAGATCTCCTACACCAAGGAGGAGGTCGATAGACTAATAGCTGAGGCAGTTGCAGAGGCACGACGTATAGATGAAGAGTCAATGCGTAAGCATAATCGTGACGCAACAATCATCAGTATGATTCTGGGGTTCACTTGTCTGGCATTATTTGTTGATGGTCTATTAAGAATTTTAGGAATCATTCCACCCTTCATGGATATAGATGTCAGTGTTGTTGATCAGATTGTAGAGAAGGTAAAGATGGAAGTTATACCACAGGTCGAGAAGTACAAAGGATATATACCACGGATATAAATATGTTAAGCAAGGACTATAGACTTAGACTGTCTGTCATTGCCTGTAAAACTAAACTTAACAGGGATGTCAGTCTGAATGATAGGATTTGGGCTCAGAAATTAGTTGAGCATAACAACCATGCTAGAGGTATTTGGGAGAGATTAACTTATGACTACGTGGAACAAACAGATTGAGAATAGAAACTTCCTATCCCCGATAGGATTTAAGTTTGTGCTCGCTAGGTATCCCAAGGTGGCATACTTTGCACAGACTGCTAATATTCCTAGCATGAATCTGAATATTCAGAATCAACCTACTCCATTCAGGGGTCTACCCATGGAGGGATTCATTGAATATGAGCCTTTTAACTTGACATTCATAGTTGATGAGGACTTAGAGAATTATTTGATACTACACAACTGGATACGTGCACTAGGTACTCCTGATGGTGGTAACGAGAGAAAAGATTTTAGATTAAAGATGCAGCAGTTGTTTGGTAACAACGATCTATATGCTGATGCTACTTTAATGGTATTGAATAGTAACTACCAGCACAACTTTGATGTAGTATTTGAAGATCTAATACCTACAGGGTTGAATGCATTGGAGTTTAATGCTACAGTAGATGGTACTGAGTATGCTATGGCACAAGTATCATTCAGGTACTTAGCAATGCAGATCAGAACTAAGGAAGATACCAAGCGTAATACACAATTAGAATGAATCTTGATAAAATTGAGGAGATGTGGGCAAAGGACGCAGAGAAGTTCTTTGATCACAGGGATCTACCTGAGTTGCTTGCCAACGATAGTATGGAAACCCCTAGACTCCATGCAAAGTATTTGCAATTATACAATGAATTTAAACTTATGCTCTCTGATGCGGAGACTAAGGGTAAGAAATTATACAGAGAGAAGTGGGAATATTATAGTGGGAAAGCACCCGCCAAAGTATACGCAGAGAAACCATTTGATCTTAAGTTATTGAAGACAGATGTACATATCTACCTAGATGCTGACGATGAACTGGGTAAAAATAGACAGAAAGTTTCCTACTTGGAAACTTGTATAAATTCTATTGATAGGATACTTAAGGAGATCCACAATAGAGGATTTGCTATTAAGAATACTATTGAGATTGTCAAATATTATGGTATTAGATGAACTACGGAAAACTATATCAAATTGCCGAGTTTAAAGACGAGACAGTTGATAAAATTAATGAGATTATATCATCTACTAAATTGACATGGGAAACAGCACTGATTCAAGACAGCAAATTATCTTCCACTAGGAAGACTGAGGTTGCTTGGTTGGATGATCCAGAGTTACTTAAGGGAATGTTGTTTATGGCAGAGGAGATTAACAAATCTGCTGGTTGGAATTTAGATATCGATTCAGTGGAGCCATTACAACTGGGACACTACCCAGAGGGGCACTATTACGATTGGCATTTAGATCAACACAATAAAATAACCAACCCTAAAGGTACTGTAAGAAAGATCTCCATGTCATATATGTTAAATGATGACTATGAAGGTGGTGAATTAGATATAGAAATAAGACAACCAGGTGATAAGGGTGGTCGTCCTCGTTACGACACTTTCAAACCCATGCCTGGTGTTGGTGTCTTCTTTGAATCTACTGCATACCATAGAGTCAGACCTGTTACCCAAGGAACACGCAAATCATTGGTGGCTTGGTTTAATGGACCTCCGTATAAGTAAAAAGAATGAAGTATATCTTAAGGTAGAAGGTGAGCAACATCTCCACAAGGAGTTGAGTGAGCACTTTTGTTTTGATGTACCACACGCAAAGTTTACTCCTGCATTTAAACGCAGAGTCTGGGATGGTAAGATACGTTTGTATTCTCCTGGTACTGGTGAGTTATATGTTGGTCTCTATGATTATCTTACAGAGTACCTAGATTCTAAAGGGTACAAATATGAGGTAGTCTCAGATAAATACTTTGGTAGACCAGACGAGGTAGATGAACATGTTACACCTCAAGGCACAGCAGCTTTTATTCGTGCTCTTAGGCTTCCATTTAAGATCAGGGACTACCAGCTCAGAGGAGTTTACCAGGCGATTAAATTTCGTCGCAAACTTCTACTATCCCCCACGGGATCGGGCAAGTCACTCATAATATATGCATTGGTGCGTTGGCACTTACTTAAGAAGAGAGAGATATTAATTATAGTACCCACTGTATCTCTAGTAGAGCAGTTGTATAAAGATTTCAGAGACTATGGTTGGAACCCTAGTCAAGTCCATAAGATACAAGGAGGAGAGGAGAAGTATGTCGATAATCCAGTCATTATTAGTACTTGGCAGAGCATCTATAAGGAACCCAAGAAGTTCTTTGAACGTTTTGATGTCATTATCGGGGATGAAGCACACCTTTATAAAGCTAAGTCACTCACGGGCATCCTTACGAAGTGCCATGATGCGAAGTATAGGATTGGATTAACAGGTACACTAGATGGTATGGAGTCACACCAGTTAGTCCTTGAAGGATTATTTGGTAAGGTTGATAGAGTAACAAAGACCATAGACCTTATGAAGGAGGGTCACCTAACACCATTGAAGGTGAGGATATTACTACTCAAGCATGGGTGGGTACCATTCGATTACTATCAACAGGAGATGGAATACCTATGTATGCACACCAGACGTAGCAACTTCATCACTAATCTGGCACTAAATCTAGAGGGAAACACCCTAGTACTCTTTAATTACATAGAGAAACACGGAGAACCTCTATGGGAAATGCTAAATAGTAAAGTAAATAAGGACCGAAAAGTCTTTTTCATACACGGTGGTGTAGATGCTGTAGAGAGGGAAGAGGCTCGTAACATTTGCGAATCTCAAAAAGATGCTATAATATTAGCATCATACGGAACTTTCTCAACTGGTATCAACATTCGTAATCTTCACAATGTGATCTTTGCTAGTCCTAGTAAGTCTAGGGTAAGGAATTTACAGTCTATCGGACGGGTACTGAGGAAGGGAGACAATAAAGCACAGGCAGTGTTGTATGACATTGCTGATGACTGCTCTAAGGACTCTCATTACAACTATACTTACAAGCACCTCATCGAGAGGATGAAGATATATGATGAAGAGAAGTTTGATTATGAAATCACTAAGATCAATCTTAAAAAATGACCATTAATTATATTAAACATGAGCAAGAGTTTTATGGTGTAATTAAATTACGGTCAGGTGAGACTGTACTAGGGACAATGATCGCATCTGAGGATGATCTGCAACCTGGTTTGACAAAGATCTTTGTTACTGATCCAGCATCACCACAGTCACACCCTGTAGAGAAGGATGGCAATCAAGGATTAGCGATAGGTTTAATAAAGTGGATGATGTTTTCTGATGAAGACTTCTATATGATTAGTGAAGAAGATATATGCACGGTTGCTCCCATGTCTATGGAGTCTATATTAATGTATAAGTTATGGGTGCGTAAAGAGAAGGGTGGTAATAAGACAGACATAGAGATACCAGTTAATCCACAAATGGGGTACGTAGGTAAAGTATCTGATGCACGAAGGAAGTTAGAAGACTTTTGGAATCGTACTCAGACTTGACAACATATCCTTAACATCATATAATGAACCAGGTGAGTTAATCATATGGCAAAAGTAATGGCTTCTAAACGGAAACAACATTACGTTGATAACAAGAAGTTCCTGGAAGAGATTACAAAGTATCGTCAGGAAGTTGATTCAGCGAAATTAAATGACAAAGAGAAACCTCGCATCACGCATTATCTTGCGGAGTGTTTCTTAAAGATAGCAACACATCTATCTTACAGACCAAACTTCATCAACTACATGTTTAAAGAGGACATGATATCAGATGGGGTTGAAAATTGTGTACAATATATTGATAACTTTGATCCTGCTAAGTCAAAGAATCCTTTTGCGTACTTCACACAAATAATTTACTATGCTTTTCTCAGACGTATTGCTAAAGAGAAGAGACAGATGGACATAAGAGATAAGTTAATAGAGAAGAGTGGGTATGAGGCAGTCTTCCATTCAGACAGTAAGGATGATCATTCAGAAATGAATAGCATCAAGGGACGTATCGAAACCAATATGCGACAGTGAATTTATTTTCTATACCTGTATATAAAGGACACCTCGATCAGTCCTTTAATATACCTGACTTGTGGAGTGGATTGAGTAAGGGTGTCTGGTCTGGTGAGACTGGTTACACTACAGCACAGGTTGATCTAGGATTATGGCATAGTGTCCCAGAGGTAGAGGATCTCATAGGTGCTATGTTTCCATACGTTGCTAAGTACTGGGATGAGCAACTAGGATATGATAAGTGTGAGTTGAGACCCAGCTCAGCATGGGCTAACTGGCATGAGCCAGGAGATTATACAGCAGAGCATTCACATGCAGCAGGTGCTAGACAGACACATGTTGCTTCAGTATTCTACATGGAGAAGCAAGAAGGAGGAGATATAGAATTGATAAACCCATTGGATTATATCCATAGGTTAACACCACTTTCACTTGACAGATCACCAGGTGATATGCTAATGTCAGAAAGTATCAGCTGTGTCACTGGAGACTTCCTTTTGTTTCCAGGATGGATGCGACATAGGACACAGCCTGCTACAACAACTAGAAAAGCAATTAGTATAAACTTCAACGGATATCTATGAAAGTCTTATTGATTACCGACCAGCATTTTGGTGTCCGTAATGATAATCAACACTACGTTGAAAGATATAGAAAGTTTTATACAGAGAAAGTACTACCTACCATTGATAAGGAAGGTATTACAGAGGTAATTAATTTAGGTGATACGTTTGATAGAAGGAAGGGTGTAAATTTTAACTCTCTTGAAGCAGCAAAGGAAATGTGGTTTAGACCTCTGCAAGATAGAGGAATAAAAATGACCATGTTGATAGGTAACCATGACATTTACTTCAAGAATACTCTCCGTGTCAATTCTCCTGATCTTCTTCTCGGTGAATTTGACAATATTGATATCGTTACTGAGCCAAGGGAGATAGATCTATACGGTACTAAGACACTCTTAGTGCCATGGATGTGTGATGAGAATCGTGAGCATAGTTTCGAGATGATTCGTGACTCCGATGCTAAACTATGCATGGGTCACTTTGAATTGAATGGTTTCGATCCTATTCCTGGATATACTATGACACATGGTGATGATCCAGATGTCTTTAAGAAGTATGACATGGTATTCTCTGGTCACTTCCACTGTAAGAGTAGTAAAGGTAACATAAGATACCTAGGTAACCCATCACAGTTATACTGGAATGATTACGGTCAAGAACGTGGGTTTCATATACTAAATACTTCCAACAACAAATTAAAATTCTATTCAAATCCTTATCATACTTTTAATAAGATCTATTACAATGATGATATAACTTTGTCACCTGTGGCAATCAAAAAACTAGAAGGAACCTATGTTAAATTGATTGTAGAATCCAAGACTGACCAAGTTAAGTTTGATAGTATAGTACGTAGACTACAGGCTGCTGATTTAGCAGACCTAAAGATCATCGAAGACATGTCATATGATCTCGATGATGTTGATGACGTTGAAGTAGAAGATACATTGACCATACTAGAGCAATGTGTTTCAGAATTTGAGAATAAGGATGATATTTTTAAGATACTAAAGACACTCTACATGGAGGCATCTGATGTTTGTGTTACTTGACAAGAGGACTGGGGGTGTATATGCTGTAAGAGATGATGACCGCAAGGAAAGAGTAGTGCAGATATTTCTTGACAAGAATGATGCAGTACGTTACTATGATATGCTGTTAGCAGATGACTATCCAAGGAAACTATCTGTCACTGAGATAGAGGAGGATCAAGTCAAAGAAAATTGCACAATGCATGGGTATGCATTCAGTATTATTACAACAGATGAATTGGTTGTACCTCCCCCACAGGATGAATGATAATTTTTAATGATATTCGTTGGAAGAATTTCCTATCTACAGGTAACTCTTTCACACATGTGAAAATAACAGACTCTCAATCCCACTTAGTAGTGGGTGCTAATGGTGCAGGGAAATCTACAATGTTAGATGCTCTGTGCTTTGTTTTGTTCAACAAACCATTCAGAAAGATTAGTAAGAGTCAGTTGGTAAATAGCATCAATGAGAGAGAAACGGTTGTTGAAATCGAATTTGTTATAGGGAGTGTACAGTACAAAGTTATTAGGGGGATTAAACCAAATGTATTTGAGATTTATAGAAACGGTAAACTACTTGACCAAGATGCTGCTACCAAGGACACCCAGAAATACTTGGAGCAATCAATCCTCAAGTTCAATTTCAAGTCCTTTACACAAGTCGTCATCCTCGGATCATCCACATTTGTCCCATTCATGCAACTCGGAGCAAGTGTCAGGAGAGAAGTTATTGAAGATCTACTCGATATCCAGATCTTCTCAAGAATGAATCTTCTCCTTAAGGATAAGGTAAAGGATGCAAGAGAAATTCTTAAGGACTGTGATCATAAGGTAGAGTTAGCAGAGAAGACTCTTAAACTACAGAAGAGAACGATCTCCAACATGGAGAAGATGAGTAAGGAGTACAAGGATAAGATAGGTAAGAGAGTAAATGAGTTAGATTCTGCTATTGCTGATGAGCAGGACATTATAAGTGAGAATTCTAAGAAGATCTCCCGAATGCAGGACATACAGAAAGAGTATGATGACATGAGGGACATGAGGGTTAAGATACAGGGTAATCTAGACAAGGCAGAGAAGGATTTGCAATTCTATTGGGAGAATGACAACTGTCCTACCTGTAATCAAGTACTAATGGACAAGAGTGCACTGATTGTTGGAGCACAGACCAGAGAGAAGAGGTTTATAGAGGGTCTAAACGTCATTACTGACGCTCTTAACAGAGGAAACAAGCAGATTAAGCAGTTAAAGGGGTATACAGAGGAGATCAACGCTTCTACTCATAAGATCAGTGCGATGCAGGTCGAGCAGAATAAATTGTTGGTGGAGCATGAGGCTGAGTCACCTGATATGGAGACAGAACAACTGCAATTGAAGGAATTTACTGCACAATTGAAGAAAATTGAGGAAGATTGTGCTCAGGAGAATAAAAACTTTGATGATCTTAAGATAGTCGGTACTCTATTGAGGGACGGTGGTATCAAATCTAAGATAATTAAGAAGTTTGTACCTATAATTAACAAATCTATCAATAAATACCTACAATCTATGGATTTCTTCGTCAATTTCACACTTGATGAGGAATTCAATGAAGTTATCAAGAGTAGATTCAGAGATGAGTTCTCCTATGCATCCTTTTCAGAGGGTGAGAAGCAGAAAATTGACCTAGCACTCCTCTTTACATGGAGAGAGATCGCAAACCTCAAGAATTCTGCTGCTACCAACCTCCTCATACTAGATGAGGTGTTTGACTCCTCTCTGGATGACCAAGCAACTGACGAGTTACTCAAGATCCTACGTGGATTAGGTGAGAATGTTAATTTATTTGTCATTTCTCACAAAGGTGAGCTACTTCTTGATAAATTTGAGAAAACCCTGAAGTTTGAGAAGCGAGATGATTTTTCCAAACTGGCAGCATCATAGTAAGAAGGATGCTAAACGTACGTTGAAACCGCAAGCACTGCGATCAGCACGTGACAGACGCAGACACTTAAAGAAGTGTCTACTCGGACCCCCAAAGCACCCTAGGGGGTCTTATACTGTTCATATACACGCAAGGGACTATGCAAAACCAAGAAGTTAAGGGGACTCTCGCTAAACTACTAGCAACAGAGAACATAATAGTAGAGCATAGGAGATGCGAGACTGCACAGTTTGATGTGGACAAGAGGATTCTTACCCTACCTATCTGGGATGCATCTGATAGGGTCTATAACATGCTAGTGGGTCACGAGGTAGGACATGCACTCTATACACCCAACGAAGACTGGTCTAAGAAGTACGATCTACCACAGTCTTATGTTAATGTGACCGAGGACGCACGTATTGAGAAGTTAATGAAGCGTAAGTTTCCTGGTCTTACTAAGGATTTCTACAAAGGTTACCAAGAATTAGATGAGAAGGACTTCTTTGAGGTAAAAGACGAGGATATCAGTACACTAAACCTCATCGATAGAATCAATCTATACTATAAGGTAGGGTCATATAATATTATCCCATTTAATGCTGCTGAAGTGCCACTCAGAGACGCTACAGGGGCATCGGAAACATTCTTAGATGCGATAGAGGTGGCGAAGGCAATTTATGCATATGAAAAACAGAAAAATGAGGAGGAAAAGCTTGCTAATATCGGTCTTAAGGACACTACAGAGGGGGTCAATCTCGATCAAACTCAGGGAGATTCCTCTGGAAAGAAAGGTGAGAAGGCAGATCAAGAAGGTCAACCACAAGATAGTCAAGAGTCTACAGAGGAGGGTGAAGAAGGGAATGGCCAGGAAAGTGATACCACTTCTAAGCAAGGTGGTAACACTGCTGACCTAGAGTCTAAGACTGACAGGGCATTAAACGAGGCTGTTAAGGATATGGCAAAGGGTGACACCTCATATGAGCCAACTTACATGGAGGTGGATGACATTGACATGAAGCACCATGTTGTTTCACCTCATAGAGTACATCAACTCAACCATGAGTATTGGAATTCAGCAAGATTTACTGACAAAGAGGATCCTCTATTCTATAAGGAGTTAGATTGGAAAGTAGTTGATGATGAGTACCGTCAGTGGAAGAGACTAGGAGCAAGAGAAGTAAACTACCTTGCTAAAGAGTTTGATATGAAGAAAGCAGCGAGTGCATATGCAAGAGAGCAGGTATCTCGCACTGGTGTCCTTGATACTACTAAACTTCACCAGTATAAGTTTAACGATGACATCTTTAAGAAGATAACAGTTAGACAAGATGGTAAGAATCATGGTCTAATCTTCTTACTAGACTGGTCTGGATCCATGGCAGAGGATATACATGACACATACAAGCAGTTACTTTCACTCTGCTTATTCTGTCGCAAGTCTGGTATCCCATTTGAGGTATACACATTCGTTGGTGATGGATCGTGGTACCCAGAAGGGTTTACTAGAAGGGATTATGATGACTGGGAAGGTAGAATAGGTACATTACATATACCAGAGCATTTCTTCTTGGTTAATATCCTTAGTAGCAGTCTAAACAACAGACTATTTGATGAGTATTCTAAAGATATCTGGAGAATCACTACCATGATATGCTCTAGGTATGGATACAGATACAGATATAATAATACTGAGGAGCATTGGTCTAGATGTAATCAAGTACCTGATGCTATTCCATCACATATGAATCTTGGTGGCACCCCATTGTGTGAAGCGATTGGTTGTTTACAGACAATCATCCCTGACTTCAAGAGAAGAAATGGTGTAGAGAAAGTGCACGTTAGTATACTATCTGATGGTGAAGCAGCCCATCCTGGAATCTGGATGAAGTCTGATTATAATGGTGAGAGAATCTTTAGAGGTAACGTAAGGTATCATACACAGATAAGAGATCGTAAGAATGGTAGGATCTATAAGTTCCATAATAATGCACCTTTCACTAAGCAACTCCTAACATATCTTAAGGGTAAGTTTCCAGAGTGTAACTTCCTAGGATTTAGAATCATAACTCAACGTGATCTTAGGAGAGTACTTGAGAAGGAATACATTAGCCATCAATATGGTGAGGTTGACTGGAATGCAAGACAAGATGGTCACAATAAGGTTGAAAAACATATCAGTGACTATAGAAAGACTAAGTGTGTTGCTGCTCCAGTGTTGGGTTATCAGGAAATCTATTTTCTTGCCTCATCACAGCTAAATACAGACGTAGAATTCGAGCCTAAGTCTGATTCAAAGGCAGATATTAAGAGAGCATTCACCAAGTCACTTAAAGGTAAAGCGAATAACAAGAAGATACTTACATCATTTATTGATCAGATCGCATGAATATATTTGCAGTCGATGAAGATCCAGCACTGGCAGCATTCTCGCTGCCAGACAAATACATTGTCAAGATGCCAGTTGAGACCACGCAGATGATTGCGTTGGTCTTTTCTAAGTGGTATTGGAATGTTGGTCCTGTATTAAAGGCAGATAATAAACCATATAATGTGGAGAAGGGTGCCTTTAGAAACCACCCATGTACTAAATGGGCAGCAGAGTCTGCTGATAATTTACAGTGGTTGTTTCAGCATGGTATATCATTGTGTAATGAATATACATCACGCTATGGTAAGAAACATGCATGTGAGAGAAGTATAAGGATGGCAGCATTAACTCAGATGGAGAATGGATGTCCTGAAGATCACACTCCATTTGTTAGAGCTATGCCAGATGTATTAAAGGATAACAATCGTATTGATACTGTCACTGCATACAGAATGTATCTCAGTACTAAGCCATGGATACTGGATAACTATCAGCGTGTGCCAGATAACAAACCGTCATGGCTACCTACACAACCCCTTGATCTAGGGTTATAATAGTAGTATAAACAAACAAAAGATCAATGCCAGCATTAGTTACAGTGACCACTAAAGAATTACGAGACTACCTAGTGGGTAAGTTCGGTAACCAAGTTAAAACCGAGCAACTATTAGAAGCAGTAGACCATTTCAATGTGTCTTACCAGACTGTCACCAAGTACCTAAATGAATTCAAAGTCAAGCGAGGTGCATGGGATCTAACAATGGAAGAGGCCAAGAAGCAATTGGAAAGGACTTTTGAAACAGTAGAGACACCTGCTAACCTAGTACCTGATAAGGATAACCACTTCGTACCTTTTGGTACCTTCCCTGATCTTAAGAAGGTGTTATCATCTAAGATCTTCTACCCTATATTCATCACTGGTCTATCAGGTAACGGTAAGACCTTCGGTGTAGAGCAAGCATGTGCTCAAACAAAGAGAGATTTAATCCGTGTAAACATTACTATTGAAACAGATGAAGACGATCTTATTGGTGGGTTTAGGCTTGTGGATGGGTCTACAGTTTGGCATAACGGACCTGTCATTGAGGCATTGGAGCGTGGTGCAGTACTCTTACTTGACGAGATCGACCTTGCTTCCAATAAGATTCTCTGCTTACAATCCATATTGGAAGGGAAGGGTGTGTTTCTAAAGAAGATTGGACGTTATGTCCAACCTAAAGAAGGGTTTACAGTGGTTGCAACTGCTAACACTAAGGGTAAAGGGTCTGATGATGGCAGATTTATAGGCACAAACGTCTTAAATGAGGCATTTTTAGAGCGTTTCCCACTAACATTTGAGCAAGAATATCCTAATGCCAAGACAGAAATCAGGATGCTCAATAACTATTGTAAAGAATTGGACTGCTGTGATGATAAGTACATTGCTAACCTTACTACATGGGCCGAGATTATCCGCAAGACATTTAACGATGGTGGAGTGGATGAGATCATCTCAACACGTAGATTGGTGCATATTATTCGTGCTTATGCTATCTTTAGTGATAGGGTAAAGGCAATCAAGGTATGCTTGAATCGTTTCGATGACGAGACAAAGCAGTCATTCCTAGAATTATATGATAAGATAGACAACGAGGTTGACATCGAGAACCTTGACAACATTCTAGCCGCATGATAGTATAACGGTATGAAATACAGAGAAGACGATACGATTAAGGTGGTGCAGGATTATATCTCCAGCACCTACCGAAGTCATTACTCTAACGAAGAGAAGGGGGTACAGACTCTAGACCTCCTTGAGGCAATTGGATCAGCAGAGCACTTCTGTCAATCTAATATCATCAAGTATGCCTCTCGGTATAAGAAGAAGAGTCAGCATAAGAGTGACGTGTTAAAAATCATTCACTATGCTATACTATTATATTATTTCTCAGGCACGTCGTACCCTGATGATAAACCAGAAAATGTCCCAACCCCCGCAGAATTAATAGACTATGACTAGCCCGATCCAAGAAAAAGTTTTAAATACAGTAGGTGATCTAAGAAGAGAGCCATCCTATAAAGGAGAGAAGGACTTCCAGACTAACATACAGTTGTCTAAAAAGACTGTAGATGTCCTAAGAAACTTCAGTACTATCAATAAGTCTATTATTATTGAAGAGGGTAAGTTCCTTCAAACGATGTCTGTGAATAAGAATATCATTGCCATGTCAGATTGCACTGAGTTATTCCCTCGCAAGATGTCCATCTACGACCTACCATTATTCTTAGGAGCACTGTCTCTATTCAAGAAACCATGGTTGTTTTTCCCTGATGATAAGAAAGTTATCATCTATGATGAGGACACAAAGGGTAAGACTACATATTACTACAGTGACCCAGACATCATAGTCACTCCACCTGATTTTGATATCAATATTCCAGGTAAGGAATTTCATTTCGATATTCCTATGCAGGATCTTGATCAGTTGCTACAAGCAGCTAAGGTTTATGGGGTTGAAGATCTATGTTTATATGGGCATGAAGGAGAGTATAGTATTTGCGTAAAGGATAAGAAGAATCAAACATCGAATGTCTTCTCATTACCAATGAAGAACGTGAGCTTTGAGGATCCTGGTAAAATGACACCAGAGAGACGTAACTTCTGTTATTGTTTCAAGGTAGAGAACCTGAAGTTAATTGCAGGTACCTATCATGTAACTGTTAGCAACAAGAGTATTGCTAACTTCGCATCGCTATCACAGTCAGCACTAAACTACTTCGTGGCACTAGAGCCAAACTAAATTATGAGTGATAAACTATTCCTATGGGTTGAGAAGTACCGTCCTCAATCAATAGAGGATTGT